CGCCCGGTGGCAAGAAGATGGTATCAACACCTCAAAGTTCGGAACCAGCCTTTGTAGACAAAACAAGTCCGGTGAAAGCCTTCCGGGGCTACCCAAGGTAACCTATGAAAAAACTTTTAGCAATCTCTTTAATATTCCTCGCGGCCACAGCAAATGCCTGGACACAACGACCGCCACAGGACATTAGAACCTGTGCTGTGCATGCACCTTATGGACTGCCTGCCACAATAGCCACTCAATCAATCTGTAGACAAGCATATCTCGTGGGATACGATGCAGCAGCCAAGATACCCAGATATGTCACATACACACTGATACCAAAAAACGCATTAGGCTGTGTGGCAAGAACCAATGCGTTTGCTGGTGATCAAAGTATACCCAGTGGTGCCACACCCGATGACTACGCCGGCACCGGCTACGACAAAGGCCACATGAGCCCAGACGGTGACCTGTCCTGGGATCCGCAGGTGGAGTTTGAATCATTCCTCATGACCAACATGGCACCACAGGCTGGCAGTTTGAACAGAGGCATCTGGAAACTGCTGGAAACAAGTATCCGTGGCTGGGCTGTGCAGCAACACAACAGTTTCACCATCTATGTGGGTGCCATCTACAACGCACAAGACAAACGCATCGGCTCGGGAGTAGTGGTGCCACATGCTTTCTACAAGATTGTGATCAACAACCAAACCAACGAGATCGCAGGCTGGATGTTTCCACATGTGCCACCTTACCCAAATCTGGGCAATGACTTGACCCGTTTCCGTGTGCCAGTGGACTTGATTGAGCAAGAATCCAGAGTGAACTATGCATTTCCACCCACAGCAAAAGAACTCAACCCAGGATCAGAATGGACAGTGGACTTTGGCGATCTGACCCGAGCCAAAAGAGCCAAATGTGGCCGATCCGAATAAATCCGCATAACTAACTGACTATGCCCGCTGCTAATGAAACAGTGCTGATCAAAGCACCACACCGTCGTCAGAAATTCACAGAACAACAACTGGAAGAGTTCCTGAAATGTGCTGACCCCGACACAGGTCCAGCCTACTTCATGGACAACTTCTTCTACATCCAGCATCCCACACAGGGCAAGATGCTGTATCATGCTTTTGATTATCAGAAGAAACTGATCCACACCTACCACAACTATCGCTATTCTATCTCCATGATGCCCAGGCAGACTGGTAAATCAACATCAGCAGCAGGCTACATACTTTGGTTTGCCATGTTTGTGCCAGACAGCACAATCTTGATCGCAGCACACAAATACACTGGTGCCCAAGAGATCATGCAGCGTATCCGCTTTGCTTATGAACTGTGCCCGGATCACATTCGAGCAGGTGCTACCAACTACAACAAAGGCTCCATAGACTTTGAGAACGGCAGCCGCATAGTGTCAGCCACCACAACAGAAACAACTGGTCGTGGTATGAGTATTACATTACTCTACGCCGACGAGTTTGCCTATGTGCGCCCCACTATTGCCAAAGAGTTTTGGACTAGTATATCACCCACATTGGCCACAGGTGGTAAAGCCATCATCACAAGCACACCCAACTCGGACGAAGATCAGTTTGCGTTCTTGTGGAAAGGTGCCAACAAGTGTGAAGATGAATACGGCAACCCCACAGAAGTGGGCATGAACGGATTCAAAGCATACAGAAGTTACTGGCAAGAACATCCAGACCGTGATGCTGCCTGGGGCGAAAACATGCGGGCACAACTGGGCGATGATCGTTTCCGTCGTGAGATGGGCTGCGAATTCATTATCAATGATGAGACATTGATCGCTCCTGCAAAACTGTTGGATCTCGCTCACAAGGATCCTGTCCACAGAACAGGGCAAGTGCGTTGGTTTGAACCTATCCGCAAAGATCAAGTGTATGTTGTGGCATTGGATCCCAGCCTGGGCACCGGAGGTGATCCTGCTGCTATCCAGATCTTGGAAGCCAACACCACACGCCAAGTGGGTGAATGGCGGCACAACAAGACACCTATTCCGGAACAGGTGCGTATCATGGCTGACATCATCAAACACATACATGACACTGTGGGTGATGACAAGAGCATCTACTACTCAGTGGAAAACAACACCATCGGCGAAGCAGCGTTAATCTCTATCATGGAGTATGGGGAAGAAAACATCAAGGGTTATTTCCTCAGCGATACTGCCAGCCCTACCACACGCCGTTTCCGCAAGGGCTACAATACCACCAACAAGAGCAAACTGGCTGCTTGCTCTAAGCTAAAGAATCTAATTGAGTCAGGGCGCATGCGAGTAAACAGTGCCAGTTTGATCAGCGAACTCAAGAACTTTGTGGCACATGGCACCAGTTATGCTGCCAAACCCGGCGAAACTGACGACTTGATCATGGCCATGATCCTGGCTGTGCGTATGCTTGTAACTTTACAGAACTTCTACATAGAACTGGACCAACAGATGCGAGATCATGATTCTGAGGTGATTGAACCGTATCCGTTCATCTCTGTGATGATGTAGAAGTCTACTAAATACATCATGGCACAGAATTCAATCGCAAGCGAACTCAACGATCTACTGATTACCCACGACTTTGACGTGGATGCACTCAGCACCAAGACTGGAAAACCCTCCGTAAATGAGCGCGGCGTTCCGGATTCAAGCGAAGCAGACATGTTTAAGTTTGACTGGATAGGACCCACAGGCAAAAATTATGGTACTGTGGTTATATTGTTAGATCAAAATGGCGGCTTGACTATGTATTTTGGAGACAACTTAGGTCGCACTATGGATCCAGAAGATAAAAAAGCCTGGTACGGTGATTCAGAAACAAATAACCCTGGGTTTTTGGAACAACTAAAACATTTTGCTGTACGAACCAGTAAGATTCGCGGCGGTTTTGGGTTAGAAGACTTGAGCAAACTCAAGTATGCTATCGCAGGACAAGCAGCACTCACAGAGAGTTTCTATGGTACAAAGAAGGTTAGTTATAGTGGAGAGCCTACAGAAGCCAGACTTATGATCAAGCACACACGCCCTATCACCGAAGGTGACAAGCGTTATCGTTATGTGGAAAGTCTATTCATTGAAACAGTAGAAGGTGAGCGTTTCCGGCTACCATTCCGCAAGTTAGCCGGTGGTCGTGCTATGCTAGAACATGTGCGTCAAGGTGGCAATCCTTATGACATGCGCGGTCAGCACATCGCAGAGACAGTGAACCAACTGAATGTATTGAGCCAGTTCCGCAGAGCACACCAAGGTCGTGTTTTTGAAGGCGCCGCTGGTGACCTGGTCACAGAGACTGATCAATACTATCAACGACTCAATCACAATTTGAAACACATGGCCACCAGCCGTGGATACAATCGTTATTTTGAATCATGGAAGCCAGCAGATATCTCAGAAGGTGATATCATGGTAGAAGACTTGCGTGGCATGTTTGTGGAAACACGCATCGATCCGCGTATAGAATCAGCTTTGCCCATGTTGGCAAAGATACAACAGGAAGCAAAAGCTATGAAAGAAGCAGATATATTTGAATCATGGGCTGCCAGATTGGTAGAAGGAACTTGGGCTCTGCCCGACACTCCGGAAAAGATGACCGAGCTCAAGACCTGGTTCAGTCAGCCACAACCACTGGGCCCTGACGCCGAAGACGTCACAGATGTGTTATATCCCTTGCTGGGTGATGATGCATTGTTTGATCAACTTGCAGCCATGGCCGCAGAAGATCCAGATGCAGATGCTATTCCTATCGTCCAAGCCTGGATCACTCGCAACAAGGATCAGAGTCCAGAACTAAGTGAACTGGCGACCAGTTTTCAAACTGCTGCCCCGCCAGCACCGCCAGCACCTGCTGCACCACCTGCACCAGCGGCAGAAGCACCACCTGCTGCATCACCTGCCCCGGCAGCACCTGTAGCAGAAGGCGACAATCTCCAGACCTTTGAAAGTCTGCAACGTATGCGTAGACTAGCAGGCATGCCTGTAAACGAAAATGTGTTGACCGACCATACCCGTCATACATTGAAGCACATACTTCACACATTCCGACCTGATATCAAAGACTGGCTTCAACACGGAGATATGCCCGAGCACCTGTATGACGCATTGTATGATTACTATTACGATGACATGCCCTATGGTGTTAAAAAAGCCAAGGCTCGTGACCGTGACCCAGTCGAATGGATCGGTGATCGACTGTATCAGGATCTAGGCGATCATGGTATGTTGGATGAAGGTGGAATCACAATACGCCAACGAGACGATGGCACATATGAAGAAGATCCTAACGGACATACTCTTGAAAAGCAAATGGCGTTGACATCAACACCAGAACCATACACAGGACCAACTTCCGGCGGAGTTCCTTCCAATCTTCCTGCAGGTGTTAATCGATTACAAGTAAACAAGCCAACAACACCAGCAGTAGTGCCGGAGCCAGACCCGGCTACATCGGCACCAGCAGCTCCTACTGTATTGCAAAAACATTATCAAGACAACCCACTTGTTAGAGGACTATCTCCCAAGCGTATGGAAGAGGAAGGCAATGTCACAGTACGAAAAGTACGATCACCAAAAATAGTCCAAACTCAAGCAATTCCTAGATCCGATATCAAATCGTGGGATTTCATTGATGAACCGCTGCCTCATAGTGATCTAGGCTCTTCCAGGATGGCACAAGGACCTGATATAGCTTTGTCTATGATGGATCTTGACCCGTCTCCGGTAGCAGGTCTTGACATAACTGATGACAATGAACCCATGGACGAGTGCAACTACACTATGGAAAACGAATACTGCCCAAAGCATGGTCTTGCGGAATGCGGATCCATGGGCGTGTTCGAATCAGAACTGGCAAGAATAAAAGCTCTTGCCCAGATGCGATAAAGGAAATATCATGCCAGTAGAATTAACAACCGTTCCAGACAAAACTCCTGTTCCGTTTGCAAAAACCAAAGAGTACCAGGATCTGCAAAACGCTATCAACAACGCCAAGCAGGATCTGCAAAACGCTATCAACAACGCCAAGCAATCGTTAGACGATGTTTCAAAAGCAGTAGTTGCCATTGAGGCAAAACTTCATGCGCCTCCGAGCACTAACAATGTTCAAGATCCCGCACAACGAGCACAGGCTGCACTAGCGGCCCAAAGCCAAGATGATCAAGGTCTCAATGAGATGTTGAGAATCGCAGGTTTAAGAAAATGAACAACTTGCTCACGAAAAATATTCCATAATCATACAAACGACATAAATAAACTTGACACAGAGACAAGAAGCGCATATACTGCAAGGGTGTTTGCGCTTTTTCATTTATGTCACAGGCAACACAATCTAAATCATTAGATAGGCATTTAACATAGGCAACTTTATAGGAGAAACAACTATGGCAACTTTAGCAGAAATCAGAGCACGACTACAGGCAGCAGAGACAAAAGGCAAATCCGGAGGCAGTGGCGGTGAAAATCCAATTTATCCACACTGGAACATGGAAGAAGGCCAATCCGCAACAGTCCGATTCTTACCGGACGCAAACTCCAAAAACACATTCTTTTGGGTAGAACGGGCCATGATCCGACTGCCATTCAATGGCGTCAAAGGAGAGATGGATTCTAAACAAGTGATGGTGCAGGTTCCATGTATGCATATGTGGAACGAAACTTGCCCAATCCTGTCCGAGGTCAGCCCTTGGTTCAAGGATCCAAGTCTGGAAGACATGGGTCGCAAATACTGGAAGAAACGCAGTTATGTGTTCCAAGGCTTTGTGCGTGAAAACCCAATCGCCGACGACAAGACACCACCTAACCCAATCCGCCGTTTCATCATAGGACCACAGATCTTCACACTGATCAAGAGCGCATTGATGGATCCTGAATTGGAAAACTTGCCCACAGACACTATGGCTGGTCTGGACTTCCGTATCACCAAGACACAGAAGGGCGGTTATGCTGACTACAACACTAGTAAGTGGGCTAGAAAAGAATCAGCACTCACTGAAGAAGAACAAGCAGCAGTTGAAACACATGGCTTGTTTGACTTGAGTACATTCTTGCCCAAGAAGCCCACAGACGTGGAACTCCGGGTCATGAAAGAAATGTTCGAAGCATCAGTTGATGGCAAGGCATTTGACATGGAGCGTTGGGGACAATACTTCCGTCCAGCCGGTATGCAAGCACCCTCTGGTGCCGCTGTAGCGGATGTGGATGAAGATGTCCCAGTAGTCAAGGCACCAGTGGCCAAGGCGCCCGTGGACGCATTCGAAGACGACGATACTCCTGTAGCAACAGCACCAGTGGCCAAGCCAGCAGAAGGCAACAAAAAGGCCGAGGACATCTTGGCCATGATCCGTAGTCGCCAAAACAAGTAATTGAAATACTGCATAGACTATAGAAATGGAGGCATGGGTAATACAGTAGTAGCCCATGTTCTCTATTCTTGTGATCAGGTAGAATTAGATTTAGAAAATTTCTTTTCTGACACAGGTAATTCACATAAAATATCAGAGTATCATCATGATGAGTTAAAGGCGTACCATCTCGAAGAGTTTCCGAACTCGGATTTAAAATGTATATTACAACTTAGATCTGAAGATTGGTTTCACCTATTACAATTTAGAATGAGCTATTTTAAATGGCATGATAGTGTACCAACCCTATCAAACTTAAATGATTTTTTTGAAAGAAAATTTATAGTTAAAGATGATTGGGCAGAATTTTATAGTGCTGTACGAGATACAAGTTGGCCAGACTGTGATTCTTATGAAGAAATTTATAAACTACCTAAATATGTACAAGAAGAAATTCAGAATGCATATCAATCTCCTAAAGTGTCATTGACAACTGAATCTAATTTGGTAGAGTTTCTAACCGAGACATATTTTAATATGCTAGTACGTCCTTATTGTCCAACTTTTGATGCACCGGTATACTATATAAGTGACTATTTTTCAAAAAAAATACAAGTATTAGAACAGATCGCCGAGCAATTAAAGTGGCAGTATAATCATCAACGCAGCGATAATTTTTATTTTGCAATGTTAAAAGCAAATCAATCGCATTTGTCTTGGTTGGAAAATATAAAACAAGTACACAATAATGTTATAAATGCAACTCAAACAGCAGTCGATTTGCAACCATGGGAAAGAGCACTTGTGATTGCTAGAATTTGTATCACACTTGGGTGTCACCCAAAAATTTTAAATTGGCAAGATAGTCATTGCTTTTTAGACAACAATAATATAACATTGATTAAATCATTACAAGGAAACCATCATGGGAAAACCATTTGACGTAAGCAAATTCCGCAAGGAAATAACCAAAAGCATTGAGGGACTCTCCATCGGCTTTAATGATCCCACAGACTGGATCTCCACAGGCAACTATGCCTTAAACTATCTTATCTCCGGAGACTTTAACAAAGGTATTCCACTGGGCAAGGTCACTGTGTTTGCAGGTGAATCTGGTGCAGGTAAAAGCTACATCTGCTCTGGCAACATCATCAAGAACGCCCAAGCACAGGGTATCTATGTGGTGTTGATCGACAGCGAAAACGCACTAGACGAAGACTGGCTCAAGGCATTAGGTGTTGATACCGGACAAGACAAACTGCTTAAACTAAGCATGGCCATGATTGATGATGTGGCCAAAACAATCAGTACATTCATGAGCGACTACAAAGCCCTGCCCGACGGCGAGCGTCCTAAAGTAATGTTCGTGATTGACTCATTGGGCATGTTGCTCACGCCCACTGATGTGAATCAGTTTGATGCAGGTGAGATGAAAGGTGACCTGGGCCGTAAGCCCAAAGCTCTTACCAGTCTTGTGCGTAATTGCGTGAACATGTTTGGTAGTTACAATGTGGGCTTGGTTTGCACCAATCACACATACGCAAGTCAAGACATGTTTGATCCCGACGATAAAATATCCGGCGGTCAGGGTTTCATCTATGCAAGTTCAATCGTTGTGGCCATGAAGAAACTCAAACTCAAAGAGGACGAAGATGGCAACAAGATATCAGATGTCATGGGCATCCGTGCTGCTTGCAAAGTGATGAAAACACGCTATGCAAAACCCTTTGAAGGAGTGCAGGTCAAGATTCCTTATGAGACAGGAATGAGTCCTTTCTCTGGCATGGTGGATCTCATGGAGAAACGCAATCTCTTAAAGAAGGAAGGCAACAGTCTAGTGTTTGTGACCAGCGACGGTGAGATCATCAAGAAGTTTCGCAAGAAGTGGGAAGCCAATGAAGAAGGCTGTTTGGATCGTGCCATGGCAGACTTTGGAAATCACAAAGAAGAGATAACTACTGTCGAGGAGGCAGCAGAATGAATGAAGCAGTAGCAGTGGCCAGCGAGATGTGGTCAGAACTCAAGCGGTATGTAAACACAGTGGATCGTGATGAAGCAGCCGAAACTGTTGTGGCTATCTTGATTGACAACGACTGTGATGTAGACGACATCAAGGACACATTTAAAGGTGACGCCGATATCAAACGAGCTCTTACTGCATATCTCGACAATGATAAATCCTATGTGGATGAGGACGATGTTGAGGAAGAAGAAGACTATCACGAAGACGACTGGGAAAACTGATGTGGTATAGTAAGGTAGTGGCCAACTTGGCGGCCATTCCTGATTTTATAGACCATTACGAAGCAGAGCTTGATGCAGCCAAACGAGATTGCAAGATCTCGGGTGTGCTGGAAAAGAACATCACTGCTTTGCCCGGTATCACGGAACAACGCTTCAATCAACTGCAAGAGATTGAAGCTGTTCTAAACTATCTCAACATACAACTACGCAAGATACGCAGGAAACACTTCCAGAAGTATCTTGAAGGCTATGCCCGTGCTCTTACGTCAAGAGATGCTGAAAAGTACGCAGAGGGCGAAGATGAGGTTGTGGATTTTGAAACCATCATCAACGAAGTGGCATTGCTACGCAATCGTTGGTTGGGAATCATGAAAGGGCTAGATACCAAACAATGGCAGATGGGCCATGTGGTTCGGCTACGCACAGCGGGAATGGAAGATATTACAGTATGACCATTCAGAGTGATACATACTGTTATGAAACGCACCGCATTTGTAACAGGCATGACCGGCCAAGACGGTCCTTATCTCGCTCGACTCTTAGTTGAAAAAGGCTATCACGTATATGGCCTTGTCAAACGCTATTCAAATCCTAATCTAGAAAATCTCCGTTGGCTGGGCATTGAGAACGATATCGAGTTGATCACCGGTGATATCACCGATGAAAACAACATGAATCATCTCATGCAAACACTCAAGCCTAACGAGGTATACAATCTCGCAGCACAGAGTTTTGTAGGTGCAAGTTGGGATCTTAACAAACTCACCACAGAAGTGAACTCGATTGGTGTGCTGAACTTGCTCAACGCCATACGCAGTCACAGTCCTAACACACGATTCTATCAAGCCAGCACCAGTGAAATGTTTGGTAATGCTACCGAAGCAGGTGCTCAAGGCGAGAATACACCATTCCGGCCACGCAGCCCTTATGGTGTGAGTAAGCTATACAGCCATTGGATGACCATAAACTTCCGTGAAAGCTATAGTCTTTATGCCTGTTCGGGTATCTTATTCAATCACGAAAGCCCATTGCGCGGTCGCGAGTTTGTCACACGCAAAGTCACAGATGGTGTTGCCCGTATTAAACTAGGGCTTGAAGATTCAATCACACTGGGGAATCTTGATGCTCGTCGTGATTGGGGATTTGCCGGAGACTTTGTAGAAGCCATGTGGATGATGCTACAACAACCAACGGCTCGAGACTATGTGATTGCTACTGGTGAGCAGCACAGCATTGGCGAACTGTGCGATGTGGCATTCCGACATGCAGGCATCGGGGATTGGCAAGCATTAGTTAAGTCTGATCCACGATTCAAACGCCCCGCTGAATTGTACAGTCTACATGGTGATAGTTCTGCTGCTAGAGATATACTAGGATGGCAACCAAGAACCAATTTTGCTACCATGATCCGAGACATGGTGGATGCTGATCTAAAGAGACTTCAACAACCTACCTATAGGTAATCCATTAGCAATCTCGCCCAGTGTCCACTCTGTGTGGCACAATTGCTCTAGCCACGCTGCTCTTTCGGGCATGCGTGGTTTTTCTATGAGGGCAAAGTCTGTGTTGGCCACCGGCAGGGCCATGCTATCCGCACCCACAAATGCCGGTACACCGTCTATGATAGCTTGATTACCTGGACCAGAGTTTTCGTTGACCACAGCCCAGGCACGACCTAGACTACTGCGGAAATCAAACTCATCATAGGTTCCACGCAGTGCCTGTGGCTGTTGTATATGTATACCTGGTATGAGATTAAATCGTTGTCTAGGATGTGGACGCACAACAATGGGTCTATCGGTATGTTCGCGTATGCGATTCACAGTGTGTTCGAGCCACTGTTCAGCAGCGGGTAACCCTGCCCATTGCTCACTGTCTGTGCGCTGCATGGCTATGAGTATATGATCACCTTGATGCCAGGGCTGTAATCTCACAGCAAGTTTATCGGCCCGCTCTGATTCCGTTCCTTCACCCCATTGGGCACGAGCATTTACACCATTGATGCCCATCTTCCAAGTCACACCGCGCATGAGTTGGCCAACTTCTAGCACTATAACTGGTCGTCCAGATGCTGTGAACTCTTGCCATACAGCACGATTAGGAGCCATACGCCCGGTCCATAACTGACTCCAGATCACAGCCACATCTGCTGCGGAATTGTGCTCAGTTACTCGTTGGCCGCTCTTTTTGCAACCAGCAGCAAATGCTGCAAACACCGGTCCTGAGTTTAAGGCGCCAAATCTATTAAAAATACTGATGTTCATGATATGTAGTAAATAGTTATCGGAAACCATCAATGTACAAAATAAACTCGCTTTGGCATAGCCCTGAACCACCAGATGGTTGGTTTAGTGTACGACTACAGGAACAAGTTGATATACATTATCAACAACGCTATCGTTACTACATCTTTAACAATATTCCAAGAAAACGAACCATGATCGACATTGGTGCCAACATTGGTATCTTTGCTCGTCCCTCGGCAGAACTGTTTGAACAAGTGATCTGCTTTGAACCAGTATTCAAAAACTTCGAAGTCTTACAAAAAAATCTAGAAAATTATAACAATGTAGAATTGCATAACTTAGGACTTGGCGATAAAGATCAAACAGTGACATTCGAATTTCAAACTCTTAAATGCGGACACACCAAACAAGTTGAAGAGTTTGTTCCCAACCCTGAGTTTGAAAAACATACTGGAGAACTAACCACACTGGATAGATTCAATTTTCAATCAGTCGACTGGATCAAGATCGATGTTGAAGGTTTTGAAAATGCAGTGTTAGAAGGCAGTCGTGACACTATAAAACGAAATCGACCTTGGTTGTTGTTAGAGGATAACGGACAACGAGAACAGCATCGGCAATGGCTTAATGATCTGTGCGGGCCTTACACCGAGTCCGCAGTAAAAAGCAAAACCAATACCATATGGATACCACAATGACCAAATACGCAGTAGTGACTACATTTAACCAATCGGGTTACGACAAGTATGCCAGCCGAATGATCGATACATTCTTAAAGACCTGGCCTCAGGAAGTTGACCTCTATGTGTACACGGAAGATTGTGCAATCACACAAACAGCCCAAAACTTACATGTGAGAAATTTGCATGAATCAAGTCCGGAAATAGTTGCTTTCAAACAACGATGGGGATCCGACCCCCGAGCCCGCGGTGAAGTGGCCACTGGTCCTATGGACGCCAAGGGCAAGGCATCCGGCATAGGATTCCGGTGGGATGCCATAAGATTCAGTCACAAAGCATACAGTGTATTTCATGCTGCTGCCAACTGTTCGGCCGATATGCTGTTCTGGATGGATGCCGATATGGTATGCCATACTCCACTACACACAGCATTTCTACTGTTACAGATGCCTAGCACAGTGGGCCTGGCATACTTGGGCAGAGAAAAGAAGTTCTCGGAGTGCGGGCTGTATGGTATGAATCTAAACAACCCTATCACTCGACTGTGGTTAAAAGAGTTCCAACTAGCATATGATTCTGGGCGACTGATGACCATGGCCGAATGGAATGATTGCTGGGTGTTTGACGAAACTAGAAAAGAAGTGCAAGCCTTGCATCCTGAGTGGAAAGTCCTGAACTGGAGCGCAGGGTTAATCAAGGGTGAAGGGCATCCACTGATCAACACAGCATGGGGTGGATATCTGGATCATCTCAAAGGCAATAGAAAAGTCACTGGGCGCAGCAACGACAAAGATCTCATACGACCCAGGCGCGAACGCTATTGGTCGTCTGCGTCGTCCTGATTGTATTCGGCCTTGCTGTGCTTGGCCTTGTAGTGTATGAGATGATCACCCAGTATGGTATGACGCAGCGGAGTTTTGTATTTCTTACCAAAATTCTCACATAGATCAAATACTTCAGCTTTGGGCACTGCCAACAATGCAGCACCAAACACATCGTTATCGTAGAATCTACGAAGGCCTGATTGATCTCGTTGGTGATATCTGCGGCAGTATTCTGCTCTGAATGCAGCAAAATCCTCATGACGAGTGTTCACAGCAAAAAAACCAGTTTCGGGCACTAACCAATTGCCAGGATTACCACTCTTGTCTGTGATATAGTTCACACCCATGTACGCTGAAAGATGCCCGGGCATGAGTACCCTTTGTAACAGTTCGATGGGTAACGATTGAACAGTGATCACATCTGCATCCAACCATATGATCCAGTCTGCTTTACTGGCATGCATGGCATGCATCACGCTGTATGCTTTCTTGGCAAACTTTTTCATGCTTTGATTCAGACTAGTGTCCTTCTGATATTTTTTGTAATCCGGATCTAACTTGGAAAAATCAATCTGCTGTACACGAGCCTGCACAGGCAACTTGAATTCTTCTACATAACAAGTAAGCGATAGTTCTTCGGGCCAATGTTCTAAGAAACTATTCACACTATCTCGACCAATAAGTTCATAGTACAGTTGATTGAAACTGGTTATTACTTGTATCATTTTATTGCCCATTTCTTCATGTGTGACCAACATACACCTGTGCGTAATTCTTCATGACTCCAATGGAACTGACTGATTCGTTGCGCCCAGGCTTCTCGGTCGGGCATGGATGGTGTTTCTATCTTGTTGATACCCTGAGTGGCCACATCGCGGGCTTGACTACGCTCTGGATCTGTGAGTATCACA